CTCAAGTCCGAGACTCGCCCGCTCGAGAAGATCGCACAAGTCAAAACACGCACAGTCAGCGTCGCACCGCTCCACCACACCGTCGTCGCTCGACAGCTCTTCGGAGGACTCAAGTGCTGGCTCATTGCAAATGCCATTTCCAACGGCTGCTGCGTGGGCATCACGGCGCAAGGCGTCGACTGGACCGTCCTCGCGAAGGACCTCTTCCGGCACCCGAACATCATCTGCGGCGACTTCTCCAACTGGGACGGCTCCATCCGGCCCTACTTCGCCCTCGAATGCTTCGCGCGTGTCGCGGACTGGTTCTACGGCGAAGAAGACTCGACCGCTCGCCACAACTTCCTCCAAGACCTCATCTACAACGTCACCACAGCACACTCCATCGAATACGCCACAGCCCAAGGTAATCCATCTGGCTGGGCCCTCACCTCCGAATTCAACTCCGTCATTCACCTCATCCTTATTCACGCCTGGATGCACCGTGCTTTCGCCGACATTCCTCACATGCACCGATTCGCTGAATGGCGCCGGCACGTTACCATTGCGGTATATGGAGACGACCACATCATCGGCGTCTCCGACCTGCTGGCCTCAAGGCTCAACATGTACACCCTCCGAGACTACGTCGAGCCCCTTGGATTCGGCTACACCGACGTCGCCGCCGGCAAGTCTGGCGTTTGGCGCCCTTTCGTTCCTCGTAGCGATGCTGTGTTCCTTGGCCGCCGGTTCCGTCGCGATCCTAGCGGCTTCTGGATGGGCCCGACGGACGCTTCAGCAGTCCACGAAATCCTTCAGTGGCAGCCTCGTCGAGCAAGCGATGACGACAAGCGAGCAGTGGTTAGCGCCGCGCTGGGCGAAGCATGGCTGCAAGGTGAAGATTGGTACAATAGCTTTGCTCGTGACGTGCGGCGCGTTCTTGACTCTACTCACCTGCGCGTCAGTGTCCCAACTTACCACTACTACCACGACTGGTGGCTGCGTTCCGTGCGCGGCTACTGCGGAAATGGCACCGACATACTCTTTGATTCGGGCCTCGATCAGGCATGAGTTCGCCAGGCTACATCGCGCCAAAGCACTCAACCACCCTCATGACACCATGTCCTCAACAGATAACAACGGCCCCGTCGCTTCATCAGGCGCGGAGGTCACCATGGGCACAGCGCCCGCCGCCTCCTCCCAACAGCTCCAAGTACTCGCAGACAATCAAGAGACAGTCCAAGTCGAGCAGATAGGACAGTCGACCCAGCAGCGATCTGCTGAGGCAGTCGAAGACGATCGCTTCTCCAACCTAGCTGGGCGCCAATTCCTCATCGGCCACTACGACTGGACCCCGACCTCAACATACGTCACCATCGACCCCACTGACCTCCTTGCCACGGGCGGCAACGATATCTCGACCCTCCGGTCGATGCTCCGCCTTTACGCCTTGTGGGTCTCCAACATCAGCTTCGTAC